GATTTTAAATCATGCCTGTCTACTACAATGATGGACTCGATGACCCGGTTCAATACGACCGGCAAGCGAGTTTCATTGGCGGGCAGATAAGTAACTTCCGCGAGAACCTCCTCAACGAGAGTCAGGCGGAACTTCTCAAAGACCTGGACGCGGCAAAGAACGGTGTCCTGAAGACCCGGCACGGTTTCCACCGATTCGCGGATCTGCTTGGAAGCACCTCCTCCTCGACCAACACCCAAGGCTTGGCCTATTTCGATACAGACGCAAAAGAGCAGTTGATTGCGTTTGTTAACACCAACATTTACGGAATTGATTCTGGCGGAACAATAACTGTTTCCGGTTTGGGAACCGGTTATGTGAACAGTTCAACAAACATTGTTGATTTCTGCCAGGTAGCGGACAAGTTATTTTATGCGTCTCATTCGGGCAACAACAAGATTGGTCAGGTGTCATGGACTGGTTCTACTTGGGTGGTGAAGGAGGCAGGCGGGACGAGTCCGCTAAACAGCAAGTATCTCACGAACAACGGATACCGAATATTCGCTTATCAACCGAGCGACGATCAGATTTACGTCAGCGACATTCTTCCGGTTGTTACGACAACGGGAACGACCGACATTTTCAATACCGGAACGAATCTGCCGTTTAAGGTTGGACTGGGCGATCCGGTCACCGCTATGGCGACCTGGGTGGGTTTCAACCTGGTGGTGTTCTGCAAGAACAGTTGTTATGTGGTGGACACAAACCCGGTGGTCGCCGGTAGTGGGGCAACCACAACCACCACAGCGAACTTCACCATCCGCTCGATATCCCAGTCGGTGGGCTGTCTGAGCCACGGATCGGTTGCCCAGGTCGGGGAGGATTTATTTTTCCTCAGTCGGTCGGGGGTGCGTTCGATCCGCCGTACGATGGAGGAGAACATGATTGCCTCCGATGTGGGTGTGATCAGTTACCCGATTCAGGATGTGATCGACCAGATCAACTGGGGGCAGGCGCAGAGAGCCACCGCAACGTTCTGGAACTCACGTTACATACTCTCGGTGCCTACCGGATCAAGCACGGTCAACGACACAACTCTCGTTTATAACACCAACACAAACGCCTGGATGGGTGTGTGGCGCGGGACGGTCACGGTGGATGGAGTCACCGGCCTGCCGACCAGCACGATCAACCCGGTTGATTATGCGGTGACGCAGTTTACCGGAGGCAAACCGTTTTTGATTAGCCTGGATAAGATCGGCAACCCGCTTCAGTTCAAAGATTACGTTGAGGACATCAACCTGGTGGACACAGATTTCCAGGATAAACCCATCACCACGTTCATTGACACTGGATGGGAGGCGACCACCCGGGCGTTGACGTTTGGCGAGCAGATGACCACGAAGGATGCGGAGTTCGCTGAGTTCGAGTTTGACCGGTCGAATGCGATACTGGACATCGGCGTGATCCTGGACGGCAGCGAGACCACCAACCTGGCGGATGAACTGGTGACAGGCACGGGCAGCTTGAGGTTGGATTTCACACTCCCATCGACACTCGGATCTCCGCTTTTGAAGCGGTTTAACTATTCGATGACCCAATACCCGGAGTTCCGGGAGTTACAGTTTAATTTTAGACAATCCGCCCAGGCGGGAACCGACAGCAAATATTTGGCGTTGAGATCCATTCATGCGGGTGGGTTTCTTAACAGTGTGGGGGTGGAGGCATGAAGATGAAGTCTCCAAATCCAGATGTTAAAATTATTGAAGCAGTGCTTGGGGAGGTGTCGTTGGGAAACAGAGACGCTTATGATTACATGTGGGTGTGTATTCAAGCGGCTCGTTTGATCGATGACCTGTTCGACGAGATTGATGGTTGGAAAGATGAAAACACTTATGAGTTGGCGCAGAGACTTCTTTTCGACTTACCGGCAAACAGGTTTTTTTGTGCAAACTCGGCGGCATTGCTGCCGCACCATTTGACGGTTCTGAATGCATGGCGAGACAGTAACGACTGGAAGAAGTCTGGTGATAAGTCGAAAGAATTACATGCGTTCGTAATGTGCGAGCAGATTGCCGATATTTTCATATTAGTTGCATATTTAACAGGAGGACATAAACACATGAGAAAAGTAAGTTTGATGGTTCGGGAATTATTTCTGAAGGAGGAAATTTAATATGGGTGGATGGTTTTCATCAGATCAACCCGACCCCCCCAATATCGCCGGGGCGAATGAGGCGGGAGTATGGGCAGACATCGAGACAGTTGGTCTTCGCAAACTGGTTGCCAATGCGGCGAAGTATGGGAAGAGTGTCACGTTGATGGTTCCGACATTTGATGCCGAAGGCAACAAGACGTTGGACGAGGCGGGCAACCCGAAAATGCGGGAGGTCACCTATGATTTTGCTGGTTCCTCGGATGCCGACGCTACCCGGGAGGAGATGGAGTTTGGTGCTGAGGCAGCCGATTTCATGGCCAAGACGATGCTGGAGGTTCAGCAGAAGTACGGCAAAGATTTCGTCAAGCAACGAATCGAGGAACTGAAAGCCGCTGACCCGACTGGGTACGAGGTTCGGCAGATGCTGGGTGACGCGGCGAAGGAAGACCTCGCTCGAGGCACCGAGTTGTCGCCTGAATTGGCGCGGCAAGTCACACAGCAGGAGCGGGCCGCGCAGGCCGCCCGTGGGAACATCTTCGGGAGCGCACCGGCAGCCGCCGAGGCGATGTCGCTTGGTGATGCCGGGTTCAGGATGCGCCAGCAACGATTGGCCAATGCCGCCAGTTTCCTGAGCGGCACAACGCCAGTCGCACAGTTCGGTCAGATCAGCGGGGCGCAGGCCGGTGCTTCACCGTTCAACCCGATGGGCATTCAGTCGGGGATCACGTTGAACCCCAACGCTGGGGCGCAAGGACAGCAATGGGCGATGAACACGTACAACCAGCAGATGAATTTTGCTGCGAACCAGCAACCTATCGGGTCGCAGTTATTAGGCATGGCAGCGGGTATCGGAGGTCAGGCACTCGGCGGTTGGGCATACGGTAAAGGACGTAAAGACACATGAGCGCAGGATCAGCATTTGCGAGTGGAGTAAGAGCGGGCCAGAACATCTGGAATAGTGCCGTCAACAACGCGATGGCGGGCAAGCGTATGGACATGCTTAAAACACAGTTCCAGTTTGAGCAGACCCAGCGGATGCAGGCACTGGACGATCAGATGGCGGCAATCAGCAAGTTTGACTTCGCCAAGGATCACTATGCCCGGGGAGAAGTTGATTTAAGAACAGCTAAAGGACGGAAGAAGTATGGGGATTTTCTCACGAAAATTGAACCTACCATCTATCGAGATCCGACTACGTGGGGAATGTACGAGAACTTCAAAAAGATATTCGAGGAAAAAGAAGGTCTTCCGCTTTTAAAAGAGCAGGATCGTAAGATCAAAAACATCATTTTTACTTTTGAACAGTACAACCCGGGGATGCCTCTTCCACAGATTAAAGACGAAAAGACCGGAGAACTGGTTAACGATACTAATCTCATGAGGAGTCGAAATCGTGAGGATGAGACGGAGGTTGAAGAGAAGACAAAAATCCGAGCAGACAATTTTAAGGTTATCCAAGAGTGGAACGAAAAATTTCGTGGTAAACCGTTTCCGGTTGCTGATGTTCCACGACTCCCCGGCGAAGCGGCACCCGATGTACCGGTCAAAGACTTTGCGGCGGCGACGAGGTTGTTACGCGACGAGACTGCCCGGTTGAAGGGGGAGGAGGCGTTTGCCGTTGCCGAGACAAAAGACAAGATCGTGTATCGGGGTGATTTTAACAGGTGGAGGAAACTAATAAAGAATCCTGCGCTTGATGCGAAGAAACCAGACGATCAGAAACTGTTCAGGACATACCAGCATGACGAGGAGATCAGCGGGTTGATGGCGAAAGCCGGGCTGGAGGCATTCAAGTTGTCGGATAAGTTGATTCCCGATCTTGTTTCTGGTGGGTACGAGAACATGGCGCAGGTCACCGGCATGATCAACGACATGATCCGCGCACAGGAGGAGGAAGCCGGGTTACGGAAGGAGGCGGTTAAGAGGCCACTCAGTGAGGCTCAGGCGAAAGATTTCATGTTCTCCGGGCGTATGATGGCAACGGAGCAAACGCTTGCCAAACTGGAGGCTGCCGGGTTCGCGCCTGAATCTATTGCCAACAATGTTGGGATGAACTGGTTGCCTGAGTTTGGAAAGACCAACGCTCAAAAGAGATATATCGCGGCTCGGGCAAATTGGGTTGGTGCCGTGTTGCGGAGAGAGTCTGGGGCGGCGATTGCTGCACACGAATATGAAGGTGGTTTTGCACAATACTTCCCGCTCATAAACGACAGTCCCACGGTTATTGCTGACAAGCGAAATTTGCGGAGGCAAGTACAGCGAGACATGCGGGATCTCTCAACGAACCAAGTGTCTTTATCTGGCTATAAAGCTGTCGGTGATCCGGTGATATACAACGATGAAGCGGCTGTGCAAGCTGCCGTGGATCGGGGCAGACTGAAAGTCGGAGACACCTACAGGTATAAGACGCAACTCGGCAAAATTCAGAACGGTGTTGTTCAGCCACCGGCACCGTAATGCCTGTCCTCTCAACCAACGCGCCCCCGGTTGATCCGAATCTGTTGAATCGGAACATTGTTCGCGGGCCTCGCCTCGTTGATGTCGGCGCACCGGAACCTGTTCCCGAGCCTACTCTGGTTGATGTTGGCGCACCGGAACCGGTTACTGTTCCGCGCCTCGTTGATGTAGGTAAACCGACACTTCCCACCATCGAGGAGTTGGTGAATTGGATCGAGACATCCCCGGACATTCTTGAAAATGTCACAGACGAACAACTCACTGAATATTTCGCGTATAAAGACGAGCAACCGTTCGACTTTAAGAAGACCTGGGATGCGACCGTAAATGCGGTAGGCATGGCACTGAGCGACATCACCAAAGCGGTGGCGGCGGCGGCGACTGATCCTGAGTTTAGGTTCAACCCGGTCAAACTCGGGTTAACGGTTGCCGAAGGCGCGGCCCGGGGAACGTGGGATTTAAGCATCCTCGGCAGGATGATTACCGACAAGTTGGATGAATTTGCGTTTACTCCAGATTGGCCAACGGAACCTGTTTACAAGAAACGATCTCCCGGGTTCAAGCCGGTTCAAGGAGGACGTAATTGGACACCAGATGTAATGGCGGAGTCCCGCGATTTTCTTGTCGAAAAACATAACGCGGCTTATCCCAACAAAAAAATTACTGCCCGGGACATATACGATGACGGTTATGTTGAACTGGAACCAGGCGACTATAAACTGTTCAAGAGTTCGTGGAACGAGAAGACGCTTGATAAGCGGCGCGAAAAGTGGCGTGAGATGCGTTGGATCACCAACACTCGCAACCTAGCCCGCGAAGGCAAGAAAACGATTCTCGGTGAGTTTCTGGGCGAGGAAGCCGACAAAGCATTGCTTCCGTTTATAAAACAGGAAGTTGCGGAAGGTTCGAGTTATTTCCTCGACCCAGGTGCGCCGGTTGGGTTGCTATCCGCTCCGCTTAAAGCCGCGCCAAAATCGTTCCTCAGTCGGATGACGAACACCCAGTTGCTGGAACGGGGATTGATTGCCCCGACAGTCGAGCTAACCGGGAGAACTCTAAAAGAGACCGGCAAGAAAGTTGACGAAATAATCAGCAGGATCGGCGCGAAAGTTGAGGAGAACACTGACCTCGTAAAAGCGGCACAACCGATTATGACCACGTCGGCGGCGGCGGCGGGTGCGTATTATGCGCCCGAAAGCGTGGGGATGCTTGGAGGAGCAGTGGCGGGTGGGTTGGGTGGTAAGTATGGTCTGCCGCAAGCGATTGGTAAAGTGATGGGCAAGCCTGAGATGCTGGAAAGCACGTTACAGCAGGCAGCCCGAATTGCGGAGAGTGAGTCGGCGAGGAAACTACTTAAAGGCGCGGCGCACCTAGATCCCGCAATCTCGTTGGTGGACAACCTGGTGGTTGGCTCAATTGAAGGCGGCAAAGCGGGTGGCATACTGTCGTTGCCGAGTGGCGAGGAGGAGTTCATCGGGGGAGCGATTGGAACCGGCATGACGCTGGGCGGCATGGGCGGATTGATTGGCGCAAAGGTCGGTGAAAAATATCGCACCAAGAAGCAGGCCGAGAACACGGTCAACGAATGGTTCAACTCCAAGACTGAGGCGGAACAGAAAGCCATTCAGAATTTAAAACTTACCCCGGTCGAAGCGGCGAGTGTCGCCACGGCAGAGATGCTTGGCCGGGGAATCATTGGCGAAGGTCAGATCAGCGACATCAATTTTGTTTATCTCTCCCAATCGGAGTTCATAAGGAAGATCCACCCCGAGTTGTTGGTGGACGGTGAGTTGCCAAAAGTTCTCCCACCGGGAACCCGTGGGGCGCAGTCATCGGTGGACGGTACCCCGACAGTTTACGTTAACACGGGTTACACCGGCCCGAGGAGTGTGTTTCATGAGATGATGCATGCGATGTTGAAGTTCGATGAGATGAGTGATTATCGGGTTGAGTTGCGCTCAAAGTTGTTCGACCAGAAGACCGAGGATGGTGTGGTGCTGTCGACGTTTTCTTTGACCAATACCTCTCCCGGTTACCGGAGGAAATGCGTGGTGCCTGGGAGGAACAGTTCAAAGTTTATAAAGACGATTTTGAGGAGGTCACCCGCCCGGATGGGACTAAAGAACTCAAGCGGGTGATCGACAAGGAGGCGACCCGAAAGAAAGAACATGAGTTAATCATGGAGGAGGTTGAGGTCGAGTCGTTTGCTAATTTCATCAAAGAATCCGGGCCAACATTCCTGAAAGAATCGAGATCGGTTCGACAGATGATCGTTGATCGGTTCCTGTTACAAGATCACCTAAAGAAGACGAGAGTTCTCCGTGCGGTGCTGGAGAAGTGGGGTGTGCCGTTTGGCGCGGATGGAAACCCGACCGGGTTATTCTGGAAGGACGGCAAGCCGATCAGTAACAATCGGGAGATCAACAAAGTTATGCGCGACTTTGTGCGAGCCAAAGACACCATGACCCGTCGCTTGATGGAGGACGAAGGTGGCGAACGACCGGCATTATCGATTGGCGCAACCCGGGCAGCGGAAGGACGCAAGAAAGTTGAGGCGGCACTCAAGTCGAAGGATGGGAAACTCCTGGTCGAACATTTCAAGTCCAACGACATCTTCGACCGCAAACCGGATGGCGACATTAAGTATGACGCACTGACCGGGATGCCGATACTGCTTACTGAACGGCAGATCAAGAAACTCCAGGCCAACCGACTTGATAAGATTGTAACCGCGCTTGAGGAGGTTGGAATTGATGGGGGAGGCATGGTGCCGAAGAAGCATGATGACGGTTCGATCTCCTGGTCGGGGATTCCGACTGACGCTCAGGTTAAAAAGATTTTAGAGATCCCCAACGATGTCATCCCGCCGGGGATGAAAGATTCGATAGTGGACATCGTCGAGAAGATGAGAACCCCGGGGCAGTCGATCATCATGGATTACAACCCGGCAATCGGGAGGAGCGGGCGTTACAGCAGCAACCTGAGTAGCGGATTGCGGGTTGCGTTTCCGCTGGGGTTTCATGTCAGCAAAGCGGGGAACTTTTATGTAACCACGCTCGACGGGAGCGCGATGCAATTGAAGTCGAGCGACTGGGGCAACCCGGACGGCAAGACGCACATAAATCTCGATATGTGGGATGGTGACGTAAAACGGTTCCAGCAGGACATGTTCAAGTACCTGGAGAACCACAAAGCGGATCGTCCCGGGGACACTGGACTTGATCCCAATGCGTCCACCGCCGAGGCGAAGCGGAACATCATCAACGACTTTTTCGGGGTGGCACAGAAAGATGCCAACCCGATTACCGAAGCCCGGAAAGCGACCAAGCGCACTGGCAAAGCGCGGCGGACCGGATCGAGAAGAATCGGTTGACCAAGTATGGGGCCGGGACACCGCTCCCGATGAAGACCCAGGCGGACGCTTATAAGAAGTGGAGAGAGAACCTCATGCCGGGTGACGAGGTTCAATACATGCCGGGCGGAGATGAGAAGAACATTCCGCGTGTGAACGGTTGGAAAAGACCGGACGGGTCTTATGTTGAGGTGATTAAAAATCCGTCAAGAAGAGAAAAAGCAGAGATAGCAAAGACGCAAGAATACGGTAATGATATTGGCTTAATTGTAACTGAATCGAATGTTTACGCTTTCCGCCGGGATAAAGATTTTCATGCGAGAGTTGCTCGTAAATTGGGGTTGAAAGAATATGTCAGTGCTTTGATGGATTTAGATGGGAACGTGTTGATTACGGATGCAACGACTGCGCCATTTAAAAGAAGTCCGTTGGCGAGAAAAGTTCTAGAAGATCGATTGGGTGCTGAAAACATTAAAAGCCTGAAGATGAACTGGCGGGAATCAGTTTCTGATTGGGAGATAGGTGGAAAAAATACATGCCGGGTGGAGATGTTTACGCTCGACCGTTGGAGGTGATCAAAGAACGCATCCCGGCATCTGAACGGTTCGTTGGAAACAAGCTTCCCGGCAAAGCGGTGGTGCGTCCAGACGGCAAGTCGTTCATGGAAGCCGACCTGGATGCGCCCATCGGCAAACTGGATTTTACGCAGGACAAGATCGATGCCGCGTTCCTGGAGTCAATCAGTGAGAGCGGGCCTGCCGGGCAGAAAGCAATTGCTGAACTGGCGACACCTCTCACGAAGATTAACAAGGACGGTGTCGAAGAGGTGGTCAGACCAGCATTCATCATGCGCCCCCCCAATGAAGCGCATTGGCGTGGTACGAGATCAGTGCCGAGGCGATGGACATCTCGTTCCCCGATCATCGGCATAAGGATCTTGGGCAGGTCATGGACATGACGGGTGCCACCTCTCCGCTTGCAGATCCCAACTACAATTCCCGGGTGATGATATCGATCATGTCCGAGATTGCGCGGAACGAACCGATCACCACCCCAGCGGTTGTACAGAAGTCGGTGCAGGATGTTGTGACCGGTGAGTTCGGCAAAGCGGAGGCGCGGAAGGTTGGTAGCTTCGGGCAGACGTTCAAGTTTCTGCGCGGCCTGGTGGATGACCCGCCACTGTCAACCAACGACCGTCAGGTTGCCAAGTCGTGGGGAATACCGGATGCGGCGTTTGGTCGTTACCCGGTTCTGTATGAGGTGGTGGCGCGTTGGTTCAACAAGATGCGGGACAACGCAAACACATTCCGCCCCGGCGATCAGAACGGGCCATTCCAGTCGTACCAGTTGCAGGCACCAAGCTGGGTGCAGACCCGGGCGGAAGGTCAGTTGTCGCGAAGTAAGAAGTTGACCGAATCTGAGGCGTTTGAAGGTGATGCCTACGCATCTGCGTTTGGGCAGGTGGCGGATGCGTTGCGGGCCGGTGGGATAAAAGTCGGCACTGACCAGAAGACCGGGCTGCCGTTGTTCGACATGACGGTTTTGAAAGACCCGAGAGTGACTGAAATACTCATGCCGTTGGCCGGGGAGTTCCGCCGTGATGTGTTTGGGACGATGGAGATTGGTACCAAGCTGAACAAGACCGGGAAGAAGTTCAACGATTTGATTCGTGAGAGCCGAGACCTGGGAATCGATAAGAATTTAAAACTGAGCGATGATCTCATTCGTCGGCACATGAACCGGTTGCTGCTCCGGGAGAAG